CTCCCGTACGAAGGTGAGATCTACACGTTTGCGTGCGACAGCCGTGGCGTGCCGATCATGGATCGCCCTATTCGGGAAGTGGAGTGGAAGGGGCCTGAGATTGGCCCGTACATTCCACTGAGCCTTGGTGAAGTCAGTGGCAATCTCATGCCGCTGCCCCCAGTGGCCAACCTTGTGGACATGAATGATGCGTTGAACCGCACGTTCCGCAAGTTGGTGCGACAGTCTGACCGCCAGAAGACGATCACTCTGGTTGCTGCTGGGTCTGATGATGATGGCCAGCGGATTCTTGACGCCGATGACGGTGACATGATCCGGGTTGACCGGCCCGAAGCCACCCGCGAAGCCCGCTTTGGCGGCGTTGACCAGCAGAACCTTGCCTTTGCCATCCAGTTGCGGCAACTGTTTGACTACATGGGCGGCAATCTCAGTTCGATGGGTGGCCTGTCTGTGCAGGCGGAAACTGTCGGACAGGAGCAGATCATCAAGGCGTCTTCGTCACAGAAGATCCAAGACATGCAGGCCGCTGTCATTGTCTTTGCGGAGCGATGCGTCCGGTCGATTGCGTCTTGGGTCTGGTATGACCCGATCCGCCGGTATGACTTGGTTGACATTCTCCCGGACACTGGGTTTGAGATTCCCCTGAAGTTCAATCCCAAGGACCGCAAGGAGTCCGAGTTCATCGAGATGTACTTCTCGATCACCCCGTCCTCGATGCGTGAGTCCAGCCCGCAGCAGAAACTTGGCATTCTGACCAACACGGTCACGAACTTCCTGATTCCCCTCGCCCCGCAACTTCAGTCCCAAGGTCTTGGCATTGACGCGACTGCTTTTGTACGAAGTGTGGCAGAACTTGCGAATATGCCGGAAATTGAAAACATGCTTGTGCCCCTCGGTGATCCCGGAGAGGCAGTTACCATGATGCAGGAGCAGGGATCGCCCGCTGAGACCACGCGGAACTATGTCAGGCAGAATGTCCCCACCGGCGGGACTCAGGAAGCCCGAGAGACCGCAACTATCCAAGCCCTTCTTGGATCTCAAATGACGCCCGGCCAGCAGCAGATGATGAGCCAGCCCGGTCCGGGTTCACCCCAGATGTAGAGCCATAAATGCCGAAGTACCGATACCGACACCCTGAAACTGGCGAGTCCAAGGCCATTGTCATGTCCATGCAAGAAATGTGGGACAAGACAAAAGGTGAAGGAATTGAAATTGACGGAGTTGTTTGGGAACGCGATATTACGTCTGAACACAGGCGGGCAGTCGCGACAAGTGTTGGATGGCCCCTTCTCAGCGAAGCGGCAGGAACTCATCCGGACGAAGTTCCCAATGCAATGGCTGAAATGCGCAGGAAGGGTGTAAACTTGAATTACACCAAGGATGGACGGGCCATCTTTGAGAATGCGGCTCACAGGCGCAGGGCTTTGAGAGCCATGGGCCTACAGGACATGCAAGGTTATGACTGAACAGAACAACGAGGAACCGGCTCGCAACCCATTTGACTTTCGTGACCCGTCTGAGCGGGTCCGGGAGATTGTCAACTCTGGCAATGATGGGCACGATCCCGGTGATGAAAGCGATCACCAACCCGTAACCGCTGAGGGTTCTAGTCCTAACGCTGAGCCGGAGCCTGCTCCACTGCCCGTTGGGATGAAGGCCCTCACTGACTACCTTGATGAAGATCTTGCCGGGGTAGTCTCATCGCTCGTCAGAGAGATTGAATCTCTCAAGGCCGAGAAGGCAACAGCCTCAAGTGCCGCCAAGGTTGAAGATCTTGTCAACGCCCTTGGTGATGAATGGCAGCCCGTTTTTCGCGACAAGGCGAACCGAGCCAAGTTGAATACCGCCATGAAGGTCATGAAGGCCGGATATGAGCGGTCAAATCTCACTGTTCCGGATGAGCAGGAGATTTTGTCCAAGGTTCTCCGATCTGAGTTCGGGGAAATCAAAGAATCTATTGAACAAGAGGCCGTGAACAACAAGGTCGCAGAGCGAAAGTCGCAGATGATTGCCCGTGCAAGCGGGCGTCGAACCGACTCGCTTACGCCCAAGGAATCCGCCATGAAGTCTGTTCATCAGATGATGGTGGAACGCGGCCTCTACAGCACCTAAAGGAGTAGACCAAAATGGCCATTGCCGTTTCGGATCTTCAGGATCTCATCACGACCACCCAGAAGGAACTGGGTGAACTCCGGTGGACTGAAATCGCCACCGATCTTCAGGACCACGTTGCTCTTTCGAGCCTGCTCCAAGAGTCGCGTGTCCAGTTCTCCGCTGGTACTTCGGTCCAGTGGAACGTCATGGTCGAGAACAGTGGTCTCGCCAAGGACACCAGCCTGTTTGCCACCGACGAGGTGAACATCGGCGATGTCATGAAGACCGCTGAGATCGGCTGGCGTCACCAGACCGTCAACTACGCCATCGAGCGTCGTGAGATTGCGTTCAACCGCGATCCCCGCCGCATCGTTGACCTCGTTGCGGTTCGCCGTGCCGATGCCATGATCTCGCTCGCCGAGCATATGGAGAAGCGTTTCTGGGGTGCCCCCAGCACCGCGAACGATCTCAAGATGAACGGCGTGGCCTACTGGGTCACGACTTCGGGATCGGCCCCGTCTGCTGGCGAAGGCGGCTTCCTCGGCGGCGACCTGTTCGCCGGTGGCACCGCTGGCCTCAGCAGCACCACCTACCCCCGCTGGCAGAACTGGTGGGGTCTGTATGCCGCTAACGAACTCGACGGTACCACCGCTGGCGGAGCCAACTACGGTGCCGATGGCGTTCTGCCTGTTCTCGGTCTGGTCAAGCAGATGCGCGAGGCGTACGTCAAGACCGGCTTCAAGCCCGTCTACAACGCCAATGTTCCGACCTACAACACTGGCGATCGCTGGGGTATCTACGCCGGTTACGCTCAGGTGTCGGGTCTTGAGAACATTGTCGAGCGTCTGAACGACAAGGTGACTTCGTCCGACCTTCAGCCGCAGGCTGGTCGCGTCATGTTCCGTGGCGTTCCCGTCACTTACGTCCCGCACCTCGACACTGCTAGTGGTGGTCCGATCTACATGCTCAACTGGGGCACGTTCCACCCGATCTTCCTTGAGGGTGAGTACATGCGTGAGATGGGTCCGGACATTGCTCCGAACCAGCACACCACTCTGGTGACGCACATCGACTGCACCGTCAACACCTACTGCACCGATCGACGCCGCAACGCGGTTCTCTCGACCGATACCGTGACCATTCCGAACTCCTGATTGAGATAGAAAGGAGCCATTGAAATGGCTATTGGAATTGTTGAATACAAGGGGCAATCGTCCGCCCTTAGTAAGAACTACGATGATCGCGTCACCGACGCTTTTGTCCTCAAGCCCAACGACGGTGTTGATGGCAGCGTCACCAAGACTCAGGCAACGTCGGGCAGCGGCTCGTTCCTGTCCGATGGATCCGAGGACGCTGGCGTTTACGTTCTGGCGGCTGGTGATGTGGTCGATGGTCAGGGCGTCAACGCCCAGTGGAAGCACTTCCACCTCACCCCGGAAGCCGGACGCCCGATCTACTTCGAGATCGAGTGCAAGGCGGTTGGCAAGGTTGGAGAGTTGTTCATCGGCCTCGCCAAGGTTGACACGACCCTCATTGCTACTGATGCAATCACCAACAAGTGCATTGGCTTTGCCGTTCCGGGCGACGATGACGGAATCCTTGACTACGTCACCTGTGACAGCACCACCTTTGCTGGCAACAACCAGCAGCAGGCTGGTGCGACCTTGGTGGTTGGTACCAAGGTCCGGCTGGCGATGGAGGTCTACTCCGACAAGGTCAAGTTCTATCGTGACGGTGTCCTTGTGGCGACCAACACGACGAACATCACGACAGATGCCATCTGTCCTTCGATCGTGTGCCAGTCGATCGGCACCACCGAGTCGAAACTGTACGTCTACGGCATGAGCGTCCGTAAGGCGGCGAACTGACAAACCATCTGCTCCGGGGGGCCGAAAGGCCCCTCGGAGTCTTTAGGAAACAGACATGCCCCAGCACCTTGGATTCCGTGACCGTCTTCCCGAGAGTTTTGGTTCTGAAAACCTTCGAGAAAACTTCGTTCTCTTTGACGATCTCTTGAGCGACACGCCGGAACAGGGGCCGCTCAATCTTTGGAATCAGGGCAGTTCTGCCAATGGGATTGTCGAAACGTATCCGGGCGGCGTTTACAGCCTTGGAGTTGGCAACATCACAACCAAAGGCCAAGGTCTTGGCATTTATGCGTCAAAGTCTTGGGATGCGTCCAAGCCATTCAACTTTGGCACAAGAGTGATCTTCACTGAAGAGTTCAATTCTGCAATTGGGTACGACGTAGGCCAGATGGGCTTTTTCGCTGGGATGCACGGGCTCAATGGCCTTTACAATTCAATGTTTTACTTGTTCGGATACCCAGTATTGGATTGGGGATTCGGATTTCTGAGGGATTCTGTAACAGTCACAGACCCAGACGCATCCTTCTTGCAAGCCGCGTACTGGTGGAAGAATACGAAGACCAGTGTTGTCACTGTTGTTCGGGAGAATTTGTCTAACGACTTCTCGGCGGGATGGCACAACGACACTTGGTACACCCTCGGGCTGACTGCTTCAAAAGAGGGCGTGGTTCGATTCAATGTCGATGGTGAAGTTGTTCACGAGATGAAGCCAGTGCTTCGTAGTGAAGGCATTTATGGACCGATGGTGGCACACTTCAAGGCCGGTGCCAGTGGAAGTGTGTATCCAACTCCGGCAGCAGTGGATTGGATCTACTGCGCTCAGGCCCGTGGCGACAACAGGAAGTTGGTCTGATGGCACTTCCCACCTACAACTTTGACTTCGTCGCTGGCGAGACCTACACGCTTGAGATCACCTACCGTGACGCGG